ATGACCGAAGCAACTACTAATCAGGAACAGGAATCCCCAAGCCTTAGCCTTCAGGATCTTGCATCAATCGTACAGATCATTGACCTATGCTCTCAGCGCGGTGCATTTCAAGGATCTGAACTCGAAGCAGTTGGTGCACTGCGTGGTCGCATTCAGGGATTCGTGGCCGCGAATACACCTGCAGAAGAAGAGCAGAAGGGTGAGGACGGAGAAAACAATAATGACTAATATGGTTACCATTCCCTCGTCACCGGAGGATCGTAAGGAAGTACGAGATCGACTCACTGAGATCTCGAACTCTTTGACTCGAATTGACTCAGAGCGCGATCATATCAACAATATTCTGTCGGATCTGCAGGATGAGTACGAGCTGCCCAAGAAGCACATGCGTAAGGTTGCTCGAGTCTTTCACAAGCAGAACATTCATGAGGTCAAGGAGGAGTTCTCTGATATCGAGGATATTTACAACGCGATCTCTTCCTGATATAATTGATCGCATGTTTAGCTATTATTGTTATGGAGTATGTGAATGACCGAAGAATTTCTTTGGGTTGAAAAATATCGTCCGTCGCGTATTGCCGACTGTATTCTTCCGCAGTCGCTGCGCGATACTTTCTCTCAGCTCGTCGAGACCGGTGAGCTGCCAAACATGATCTTCTCGGGTGGTCCGGGCATCGGTAAGACGACCGTTGCTCGGGCTCTTTGTTCCGAACTGAATCTCGACTATCTGTTGATCAACGGATCCGAAGAGGGTAATATCGATACTCTCCGTGGTCGAATCAAACAGTTCGCATCGACCGTATCCCTTCAGGGTGGATACAAGGTGGTCATTCTCGATGAGGCCGACTATCTGAATCCGCAGTCGACGCAACCGGCACTCCGTGCGTTCATCGAGGAGTTTTCTAAGAACTGTCGATTCATTCTGACCTGTAACTTTAAAAATCGTATTATCGAACCTCTGCACTCTCGCTGTTCGGTCTACGAGTTTGCGATTCCAAACGAAGAGAAGCCAAAGATTGCGGCTGGATTCTTTAAGCGTCTGACGCAGGTACTTGAGATCGAGAAAGTCGAGTACGACTCAAAGACTCTTGCGACTCTAGTCGAAAAGTACTTTCCTGATTGGCGTCGTGTTCTTAATGAGTGTCAGCGGTATTCTGTCTCCGGTCGTATCGATCCCGGTATTCTTGTCAATCTTGCCGATGAGAACGTTAAGAGCCTAATGACGTATCTAAAAGAAAAGGACTTTGGTAAGATGCGTCGTTGGGTTGCCGACAATATCGATACAGAACCCGCGGCGATCTTTCGTAAGATCTACGACTCGATGTCTGATTACCTAAAGCCCGAATCGATTCCTCAGGTCGTACTGATTCTGGCTCAGTATCAGTACTACAATGCTTTTGTAAGTGACCATGAACTTAATGTCGTAGCCTGTATGACAGAGATCATGGTTTCTGCTGAGTGGGTATAATCATATGAGTAATAAAGACTGCATCATTTACGATTTTGAGACGCTGGGACAGAAACCGACCTCAGCGGTCCTGTGTCTCGCTGCGCTGCGATTCAACGAGGATCGCTATCTCAGTAACGAACCCTACACCTATAAGGAACTTCTTGATTCAGCGCAATTCATCAAGTTCTCCGTACGAGAACAGGCAGAGATCTATGGCCGTGGTATCGAAAAGTCAACGATCGACTGGTGGAAGACACAGTCTCGAGACGCACAGGAGTTGATCAAGGAGTCCGAGGCGGATCAGTCGCTCACAGAGATCGTTCCGTTCTTTCGAGATCTGATCGTTGATCCGTCGCAGATATCCAAGGTATACACTCGCGGCAATACATTTGATCCGATCTTTCTCGATTCGATTCTCGAGAACGTAAAGTCACCGGAGGTCTATAACTGGTGGTCAGTACGCGATACTCGGTCGATGATCGACGGCCTGTCGTTCGGATCAGGGCTTAAGAATACATTCATAGTACCAGGTCTGAAAGAATCTTTCGTCCATCATGATCCGATTCATGATATCGCGATGGATGTTATGCGTATGCAGTATCTTGTAAGAGAGACGATGATCGACGATGAGTAGCGGCAAGTGGCACGGTGGAAAAGGCGACCGGCGACGTCGAGGTGCAGACGACGATAGGTATCGTGCCGGTTGGAATCGAATCTTTGGTAATGATAGAGAATCTGAGAATGGCAAAACAGAAAAAGACCGACGATAAACTTACACCGTTCTCGTTCGTAAATGAGATCAACTACGGTAAGCGCGATCTCATGCGAGACCAGAACGGTGAGCACTCGGATCTACTTGAGAGAGTCTATAATCCGTACATTACGAATCGTTCGCTCTCGTACTTTCATGATACGGTTATACACGCGAACGAAATGAATAAAAATCATCACCTTGATTCACGGCTTCAAAATATGTATCTTATAAATACTATTAGGAAACGAAAACGTTTCTCTAAATGGATTAAACCGACTGAGTTAGAAGATATAGAGGCCGTGAAGGAATATTATGGATATAGTAATGAGAAGGCCCGCCAGGTTCTGGCTCTGTTAACGAATGAACGACTTACTGAATTGAAACAAAGGGTCTATAAAGGTGGCTACAACAAATCCAATAAAACAAGAAGAGGCTCCGGCCGTTGAGACGCCTCGTCCAAAGATCGAGGATAAACCAGTAGAATGGACTCCGGCAATGATGCTGGAGGTTACTCTGAGAGAGCCGGACGACTTCCTTAAGGTACGTGAAACACTGACGCGAATCGGTGTCGCGTCTCGTCGAGAAAATAAACTCTTTCAGTCCTGCCATATCCTTCATAAGCAGGGTCGATACTTTATCGTGCACTTTAAGGAGTTGTTTCTCCTGGACGGTAAACCATCGAACCTTATGGAAAACGATCTGAGTCGGCGTAACACAATCGTGACTCTTTTGTCGGACTGGGGGTTGGTCGAGCCGGTGAATCCCGATCAGTTATCGAATACTGCGCCTCTGAGGCAGATCAAGATCATCTCGTATCGCGATAAGGATAACTGGGAACTCTGCGCTAAATATAACATCGGTGCGACTTCTAAAAAAGTATAAATAGTTTTGGATCGCCTCCATGGGATCCATCTTTGTAAAAACTCGCTTAACGAAAGGAGAAGCACTATGACTACATTTCCAACTACGTCTATCTTTAACGATGCACTAAAAGGAACTGATAAGTTCTTTGTAGGCTACGATCGTCTCTATGATCAGTTGGCTCGAGTGCACGATCAGATGGCAAAAAACATTCCGAACTATCCTCCGTATAACATTCGTAAGACCGACGAGAATACCTACGTCATTGAGATGGCGGTCGCTGGATTCGGAGAGTCTGAGATCGAGATTACTCTGAACGACGACAAGCTGACCGTCGAGGGATCCGCAAAGGAATCCGAAAACAACGAGGTTCTTTATCAGGGTCTGGCCCTTCGTGACTTTGCTCGGTCGTTCACTTTGAATGATCAGATCGAGGTCGAGAATGCGGAGATGGTCAATGGTCTTCTAAAAATCTGGCTTGAGCGTGTTGTGCCCGAGTCCAAGAAACCTAAGAAGATCGATATCAACTCAAGTAAGGAACGAACATTTCTCAACGAGTGACTTCGTTTCTCTGATTAACACGGCCCCCGTCAGCATTCGCTGCTCGGGGGTTCTTTTCTCTCTATACAATGGAGTATATTATGTCCTCATCTGAAACTAAAATCGTACGTCTCTCAACCGGTGAAGAACTCATCTGCACCTTGACCAGCGAATCGACATCATCTCGTGGTACGGTATATCACCTGTCTGATATTGCTATTTTGATTCCCACCGAAGCAAATCAACTCGGCCTTGCACCGTTCATGCCGTATTCGACCGGTATTACTTCGGGCGTTGATATTGCAGAAAAGGACGTCATGTTTGTTACCGATCCGGTGGACGATCTTCTGTCGCAGTATCAGAATATGTTCTCAAAAATCGTGACTCCGAAGCAGCAGATCAGTACTGCGGTCTAGTTTTACAACCTCCTTGTATTTTGATATAATGGTTTTCAGCAAAGTGAATGGGGGTGTTTATGACGGCAGCGTTCTATACCTGCGTCAATCGGTACGGATCAAAGATTCTGTATCGTGGCTACGACGAATCGGGTCAGAGAGTAGCACGTAAAGAAACGTTCTCTCCGACTCTCTATGTTCCGTCTCAGCGAGGCGAGACCGGACATCGCGCGCTTGACGGTACTCCCGTCGAGCCGCGCGAGTTCGATACCATGCGTGACGCAAAGCAGTACATCGAGCAGTATAAGGAAGTCGACAACTTTACGGTTTACGGTAACGAGAACTATCTTGCTCAGTACATCTACGATCGGTTTCCCACCGATCCAGAGTTCGATCGTTCTCGCATCAACGTCACGACGATCGATATCGAGGTACAGTCTAATGACGGCTTTCCGTTTCCCGAGGAGGCTCGTCATGAGGTTACCGCGATTACGATTAAGAACAATATCGACGATACCTACTACGTCTGGGGTGTCGGCAAGTACGACGTCGATAAGTCCGAACTGGATCCTCGGCCGAACATCGTGTATCGTCGATGCGACAACGAGGCACAGCTGTTACTGAACTTCTTAGACCACTGGGACTCTGAGAGGCACTCACCGGACGTTGTGACCGGGTGGAATACTCGTCTGTTCGATATTCCGTATCTGGTGAATCGTATCGTAAAGGTCCTCGGAGACGACATGACAAAAAAGATGTCTCCGTGGAAGATCGTGAACTATCGACAGATCGGTGTCAAGGGTAAATCACTGGATACGTACGATCTGTACGGTATACAGCAGCTTGACTATCTCGATCTCTTTCAGAAGTTTGGATACACGTACGGTGCCCAGGAATCGTACAAACTGGACCACATTGCTCACGTCGTTCTGGGCGAACGTAAGTTATCGTACGAAGAGTTTACCTCTCTGCAGAATCTATACGAAGAGGACTTTCAGAAGTACATAGACTATAACATACGTGACGTTGAGCTCGTCGATCGTCTAGAGGATAAGCTGGGCCTGATCACTCTGGCAATGACCATGGCCTATAAGGGTGGTGTGAACTATTCGGATACGTTCGGCACAACACGTATATGGGATACGATCATCTATCGCAATCTTATGTCTCGTAACATTGTGATTCCTCCAAATGTCGATAAGCAGAAGGTCAACTTTGAGGGTGCGTACGTAAAGGATCCTCATGTTGGTCTGCACGAGTGGGTTTGTTCTTTCGATCTGAACTCACTCTATCCGTCGATCATCGTACAGTGGAACATGAGTCCAGAGACGGAGATGAGTGGTACGCATCCTGGCATGAACGTCGACTTCTGTCTGAACTACGCCGACTTTAGTAGCTATACGAATCGTCATACTCTTGCAGCGAATGGTGCAAGATTTCGCAACGACGAGCAGGGCATTATTCCACAGATCGTTGTTCAGTACTACGACGAGCGGCGGACCACAAAGAAGCGAATGCTAGAGAAGAAGCAGGAGCTTGAGCAGGTCGATAAGTCCGATAAGCAGAGAGTCTATCAGCTTGAGAAGGAGATCTCGCATCTAGGAAATCAGGAAATGTCCGTCAAAATACTGTTGAATAGCCTTTATGGTTCTATGGGTAACCGATTCTTTCGTTACTTCTCACTTCCGATGGCCGAGGGTATTACACTCACCGGACAGCTCGCGATTCGTTGGGCAGAGCGTGCGGTCAATGGTTTTATGAACAAGACTCTTGGCACTCAGGACAAGGACTACGTGATTGCGATCGATACCGACTCGCTGTACGTTAACATGGGCGATCTAGTAAATCAGTTCGAGCCCAAGAATCCGATCGACTTTCTTGATGCGGCCTGTCGTGATACGATTGAGCCTGTGATCGAGAAGGCATACGAGGATCTCTTTGAGCGATTCAACTGCTATACAAATCGTATGGAGATGTCACGCGAGGTCATCGCCGACCGTGGCATATGGACGGCTAAGAAGCGCTACATACTCAATGTATTTGACAACGAGGGTGTACGATACTCGGAACCGAAGCTCAAGATCATGGGCATCGAGGCCATTAAGTCGTCGACTCC